GAGTTGGGTGTGGTTATGTTCCGACCAGGGCAGGATCTGCTGCCGCACTTCTGTCGCGGTCGCATCCTGCTGGAGAACGAACCGGATCGCCTGGCTGACCTGCCAACTGGTGAAATCCCGGCGGCACGTCAGCCACTGGCGGAAGATCCGGTTATGGTGCCTGTATTCGAACACCCCGAAGTAATACTGCGTGCTGGGGGGCTGACGAGCCTGGAAGCCTGGCTTCTGAGTGAAACCGGATGCCAGTATCCCCACGCCAGCTATCACCACCACGAAATGGTCACCATGCGCCATGCCCCCGGCGCGCTGCGGCTGTGCTGGTCCTGTGACAACAAGGTGCGGGACCATTTTACTGACGAACTGGCGGGCATTGCGCGGGCAAACCTGGTAGCCTGGGTATTGTCGGTGGTCCGGCGCGGGCTGGGGTTCGACGATTCCCACGCGGTGACCCTTCCGGAGCTGTGCTGGTGGCTGACGCTCAATAAACTGGCGCATGTGATCCCCGAATCAGTCGCGCGCCAGGCGATGCGCATGCCGCCGCAGGTTATCCAGTCGGTAACCCGTGAATCGGACATCATGCCGTCGGTACCGGCCACCAGCATGGTGGAGGAAGCAGTAAAGCAGGTGCTGGCGCTGAAGGTTGACCCGGAGACGCCGGAGTCATTCATGTTACTACCGAAGCGCCGCCGCTGGCAGAACGAGAAGTACACCCGCTGGGTGAAGTCGCAGCCGTGCGCGTGCTGCGGCAAAACAGCAGACGATCCCCACCACCTGATCGGATACGGCCAGGGCGGAATGGGGACCAAAGCCCATGACTTATTCGTGTTGCCTTTGTGCAGAACGCACCACGATGAACTTCATGCGGATGTAGGGGCTTTTGAAGCCAAATACGGCACGCAGCCGGAGCTGCTGCTGAAAACATTAGACCGGGCGCTTGCCATTGGCGCGCTGGCGTAATTAGTGGAGATATTTATGCGTGATATTCAGTTGGTATTGGAGCGATGGGGCGGTTGGGCTGCGAGCGATAATTCCGGGGTAGATTACTCACATATAGCGGCTGGCTTTAAGGGGTTGCTACCGCCTACAGGCAAATCCAGACCATCATGCACTGATGACGATGGACTGATTATTGAAAGCTGCCTGGCCCGGTTGCAGAAAAAGAAGCCATATGAGCACTCATTACTTGTAGCACATTACTTGTACGGGATGTCTAAACGCAGCATTGCACGGGCACGGAAAAAAGACGAAAAGTTGATTAGAGTTGAAATGCAGATGGCGGAAGGGTTCATTGATGGATGCTTGGCGACGCTAGACGTGAGGCTAGAAATGGATAGTTTATCTGCAAAATAATTCTTAGCCCGCTAGTCGGGCTTTTTGGATATTTTTTCTAAAAGTTCTTTTTTCTTTTTTTCTGCATCAGATCTGTGAATCAATATGCTTTTAAATCTTTGCAGTTCATCCATATTATCTCTAATAAACACAAATGAATATAATGAAGAGATAAGCAACCCACCAGTTAAGATAAATACATACTCAAAAGCTTGTGTTTTAGTTGAAACGGAAAAAAATCCAACTGCCACAGTAGTTGCAGAGAATAAATAGTAGAAAAAAAGTAGAGATAATCTATTTTTCTTTGTTTTAATTATTGGTCTTAATCTTCTTAACTCATCGTTAGTAAGTGATGGGTGTTCATCCGCCTCTGGAAGCTTGAAGAATGCCTGGACACAATATCCGGATGGTATAAGAAGCAACGTAAGCATTATCCAAGGCGTAGAGGTGTTTTTAAACTGGATGTTGTTAGCGATAAAAAAGAATAAGGCTGAGCCAAAAGCGAAGGCTAAAGTGAGCTTTATTAAAAAAAACTTAAAGTTCATTATTAGCCCTCCCAAATTACTTACCGTTAACTTCGCCTGCACCTATCTTTGAGTGCAACCATTTATGCATTTGTAAATATAAATGGTTTTCATCGATTAGTCCATTGTTATATTGTACATTTACAGTTCCGGATAATCTTAGATCATTCCCTTTAAGGGTGCCTCCACCTTGAAGAAAAATCTCAACATCTCCATCATCCATATTTCTAATTGAAGTGGCAAGTGTGTCCATCAATAATTGACCGTCGCCATTTGTCTTACGCAAATAGGTTATTTCCAAATTAACTTGAAGATTGGCTTCATCAAGAGAATCTTCAAGTTTTAAATCACTAAACCATTGTTCGCCGAATGCAGCTTTTAATATACTTCCCCCGCGGCCAACAGGAAGGAATTTCATCTTTCTAACTTTTTGGACACCTTTTTCTGACTTGGGGTTTGTTACGTGTTTTATTTGAATTGCACCGTCATCGCTTTTACTTTTGATTGGTACACTTCCCAAGTTTATTTTCTTAACTGGAGTTTTTTCGAGCTTTCTTATCGTTTCTTCTGTAGGCTTATCTTTAAGTATTAAAATGCTATCATCTGAAAATGAATTGCCAAAGCTATGTATAAGCCAATTTAAATGAGTTTCTAGATCCTTGGTTCTTAAGGAACTTGATTGTACAATCATTAAATGGTTTTGCAAAACACCAAAATAAAGAATTGAGTCAATAAATTCACGCTTTATCTTTTGTTTTTCTTCGTCAGAAATATCATTATCTGCCTCAAGTTTGATTTGCTGAGACGTTATAGCGTTTATATCATAAAAAGGCGCATCATCACTAATAGTCATTAATGCTTGACTTTTCCCTTGCTCAAATAAAATTAATTGGCCAAATAGAATAGTTTGGAATGTATTGCTTCTGTTTATGACTCTAAATCCACTATCGCTTGCAGATGGGGATATTTGCTCTCGTCTCATACCTACCTTTGGAACAGTTCCATCGATAGAGATAATTGATTCCAAAATGCTTTGCAAGTCAGAATCACAATTACTCATTGCGGCTCTTTTGTAATGAATGGTTTTTTGCCTGCTTTGTTTTAACATCCTTTTATCCTCAACAATAAGCCTAATTATCAAGTAGTAAAAAGTAGATAAGCCCCAGTTACGCGGAATACTTCATCTATTGCTTATCAAACATATAAGAAAAATCAGCAAAAATCACTAACGCGGTCCGCATTTTGTTATGTAATGTGATAAGTGTGGTCACAAAGACACAACGCTTATCCTTCTTTGATCTTCGTCAGTCTGAGCTACTCCTTTCTTTGATAGCTATAGGGTGACTGCACTGTACGGAGATAGGTATGGATATATGCTGTGGTTGCTCTGGATCTTTACACGATTCGTTAAGCGCTGAGGATGAAGGGCAGCAATTCAAATCATGCCCTAAATGCTCAGTAGAAGCTGGTCATCACGTTTTTTATAAACAGGAAGATTTTGGTTTTCGCGATATGGGCGATGGTCGACATATCGTTCAGTCCTGGTGTCCTTCATGCCGAAGCAATCTTTCTCCTGCGTTACCGCCGGCTTTCACATGTAAATAATTCTTTAAAGATTTTAAAGGCTCACTTCGGTGGGCCTTTTTATTTCCCCTCATTCCTGAGAGGACTCACCACTAACGAGGGGGCGTAATGTCCGAACCTTTTTCCGGTACCGCAGCTGCTGGTAGCGCGCTGACCGGCGCCAGCATTTATGGACTGCTTACCGGCACTGATTACGGCGTGGTGTTCGGCGCGTTTGCTGGTGCTGTTTTCTATGTGGCCACCGCTGCCGACCTGACGATTTTTCGCCGTTCCGCGTATTTCGTTGTGTCTTATTTCGCTGGCGTATATGGCTCGGGGCTGGTGGGTTCGTGGCTGGCGAGCATAACCGGCTACGCAGACAAGCCACTGGACGCGCTCGGCGCTGTGATTTTATCTGCCGTCGCAATCAAGACACTGACGTTTTTCAGTGAACAGGACCCGCTAAAGCTGCTCGCACGCTGGAGAGGGGGAACCAATGGTAATTAACGATCCGCTGGTGCTGACCAACGTGGTGGTCTGTGCCGCTATTGTTCTGCGCCTTATGATGTTCCGTAAGCCTGGCGGGCGACATAACCCGTGGGCGTCATGGCTTGCCTATCTGATTATTCTGGCTTATGCATCGGTGCCGTTCCGGTATCTGTTTGACTCCTATCTGCATACCCACTGGGCAACTGTCGCCATCAACTTAATCATCTGCGCTGCCGTGTTCCGCGCCCGGGGCAACGTCGCGCGGCTCTTCCATGTACTGAGGCCGGAATGAAACAATCACAATTTCAGCAGGCGGCTGGTATAAGCGCCGGATTAGCTGCGCGCTGGTTTCCGCACATTGAAACGGCCATGAAAGAATTCGGTATCACTACACCGGCTGACCAGGCGATGTTTATCGCGCAGACCGGGCATGAATCTGTTGGCTTCACCCGGCTGATGGAGAGCATGAATTACAGCGTGGCAGGCCTGGCGGATTTCGTTCGCGCCGGGCGACTTACTCAGGACCAGGCTAATGCGCTGGGCCGCCGTTCGTATGAAAAGGTGTTGCCACTGGAGCGCCAGCGTGCCATTGCCAATCTGGTTTACAGCAAACGACTTGGCAATAAAGCACCGGGTGATGGCTGGAAATATCGAGGACGCGGCCTGATTCAGATCACCGGTCAGGATAATTACCGTCGCTGTGGCGCCGCGCTGAAACTCGACCTGGTCACCAGTCCGGAACTGCTGGAGCAGGACCTTAATGCGGCACGCTCGGCGGCATGGTTCTACGCCACCAGCGGTTGTTTGCTTTACTCCGGCGACCTGGCCCGCATCTCGCAGATTATTAATGGTGGTCAGAACGGCATTGAAGACCGCCGTCAGCGTTACAGCCGTGCACGAGCGGCATTGTTATGATCCAGGCGCTGCTGAAGAAGTACTGGTTTCAGCTGGTGGTGCTGGTGTTGATTGTCATACTGGCCTTGCAGGTCAACCGGTACCGGGATAACGCCATTGAGTACAAAAAACAGCGTGACGAGAAAACGCAGGCGCTCAGTCTGGCGAACGCCACCATCACCGACATGCAGGTACGCCAGCGCGATGTCGCGGCACTCGATGCGAAATACACAAAGGAGCTTGCCGATGCGAATGGTGAAAATGATGCTCTGCGTAAGCGTCTCGATAATGGTGGCCGGGTGCGCGTTAAAGGAAAGTGTCCCGCCCAAGACTACACCACCTCCACCGGCGGCGTGGGCGATGCAGGAACCGTCGAACTCGCTGACGTTGCTGGACGAAACGTTCTCAGTATCCGATCCGGAATCATCCGCGACCAGAAAGCCCTGAAGTATTTGCAGGATTACATCAGGGCGCAGTGTCTGAATTAAAAAAGAGTTTACCGTGCTTTATCAGCGGGAATCCCGTGAACTCACCGTTTCGGCAGGGAACGACGGCAGAACTATTTTTCGGCTCAGTAAGTCAGATGTGGCTTCTTTCAGTCGTTCCAGATCGGCCAGGTCTGATGAATTTTCCTCAGCTAATTTCTCAAAGGCATCGGTGATGTGTTCCCGAATGGCATCTTTTGTTTGCGAGTCAAGCTTAGCGAACAAAGCCGTGACAACAATTTTCAGGGCATCCAGCCGGGCAAGGGATTCTTTTTTGGATGCTTCCTGATCAGCAATCTTTTCGATTAAATCAGCGATTAAGTGTTTCATATTACATGCCTTACTGGTTTTGGGTTCGGGCTATATATCCTTATTACACCAGCCTGCAAGAAATACTTTAAAGGAAGCACCCGGTCGGGTTATTTACGGTCAGCAGTGCAGTTTATGCAAAGGCTGGCTGGTGCCTCACAACATCAACGCAGCAAAAAAATATAAAAAAAAGCCTCCAACAGGAGGCGAAGGAGATAGTGCAAACACATCATCTTCTCAAAGAACAAGGGCAGCCACGGAGATGGCTTCCCGGTTCGGCAGGCATTATCAGTATGGCTCCTGTTGTAAACGTTGCAAGTCAGTAAGTTAAGTTGAGGAGTTATCCTGGCGGAACCTGCCACTTCGCGCTCTGAACCAGACAGACAGGTGTGGATCTGCCGGAACAAATTTAAATTTTTAGCCTAATCTTTACCATGTTTCGTTTGTACAGGGTGCGATCAGCTGGTTTCATATAAGCTGTTCGCGCGGCATACAGGGAGAACAATCATGGTGAACGTTATACTTTTTATAGGAAAAAAACCAGTCGAGCTGACTCAACTGCCTGCCGGTACAGAGTGGATGACATATGTATGTGCGAAGGGTAATGTATTGAAGCTTCCTGTCAGGATTGCAATTTTTACGTTACCTAACGGGAAAGTGACTGCAGTCCATGTTGCATCAGTCAGTTATGTTTCGTCCGCAAAGGCGCTTGCCGCCTATCTGAAACTGGCGGCGTACCAGTTATAGGTTTTGTAGAAGGCTGTTACAGAATACGATGCTGAATAGCAGTGATTAAAAGAAAAAACTCTAAGCAACATGAAATCCAGTCTGTTGCTTAGAGCATGCAAATGCATTTTCGTTACGCTACTAATTTAAATTCACCGTAAATATCTTGTATGGGAAATATCTCATCAACAGGGTGAGCTTTGATTAACTCCCATATCAGGTAAAACAAACCACCAGCTTATGCTGGTTTTTTTATGCGCCTCGTACGCGCACATCAAAGAAAGTCTTTCAGCTGTGAGCCTGGGCAAGCCGTTAACTTTCGGCGGCTTTGCCGTGCGACAGGCTCACGCCTAAAAGGAAACGACAAATGAGCAATACTTTCCGTATGACGAAAATCGTCCTCAGCGTTCCGGCATTAGGCATGCCGTCTCATAGTAACGATGGTTCAACATCTATGTCAGGCGAGCACATCACTGCACATGTAATTGCCGTTAAAGGGAATGAAAGGTTGCTTGTTGGTCGTCGCGACTTCGCAGGAATGACGACAAGTGGTTATGACCATTCGCTCACAGTTATCAAGCCAGAGGGTTACCAGCTGGTGGTAGAAACGGTGGACCGTTACGGTATCCGAAATGGCACCAGCCGAGTACGCCTGAAGTCAGAAGAGGTAATTGCATCAGGTGATGGCTGGCACCTCAATAAATCAGGAGAGGCGCATATTGTTGGTGAGCCTGATTCATTACAGGTCGACGCTGAACGGGTAAGCCAGAACTTTATCAACGATGCTTATATTCAGGGCTGCGCCATTTACAACGTCAAAATAGGCACCGTAATCGTGTCCGGGCAACTCGCAGGCAAGTCAGACGACCGCCTGATGAAAGTAGCTGATGAGCACGATCCTGTATCGCTAAAGACCACTGCATACAAGTTTCATGGCGAGCCTCTTCCTTTTGGCGGCTTCCCAGGCCCTAACGTAATTTCTGCTAAGCATGCTGCTGGCACAAGTGATACCAAATACTGTCTATCTGATGATATGCGCCAAGCCGTTATTGATGCCGTGTGTAACAGTGAAGTGTTCCAGTCGCTGGTGGAACAAGTGAATGCGCAATCAGCTGCTCACGCTTCAACTGTGATTAGCGTTCAGAAGGGAATCGAGCAGGCGCTAAACGATACCATCCGCAACGCGCTGAAACCGGGTGGATTGCTTTTCAATTGCGGACGCTGATTAGTTCGCCCTTAATCGTCCATGAAAGACATCTGGACGGCTAAATGAAGTGCTGCTCAAATGCAAATGAGAATATATCTCATCATAGCGGGTCCTCCCGGAGGGGGTCTTAACCACGAGGCGGCGGGCACGCGGAAAACGGCTGGTTTTTGAGATCTGTGGTCATCATCATCATGTGCGCAAGTCGCTGATTTTTCGCGGTGGCGATTTGCAAAGATGTCGAAACGGTTAAAAAGTGCTCACCATCATGGACCAGGAAATCGCTTCCCTGAAGCTCAACATCAACCAGCTCGCCGGGATCACTAATGTGCATCGTCAGACGGTAGCCGCCAGGCTTAAAAACGTCGAGCCAGCCCCTGGCAGTAACAGCAAGCTGAAACTTTATCTGGTCACCGACATCCTGACGGAACTCATGGTGCCCACAGTTTCCGCCACTGTGGATGACATGCAACCCTCTGACAGGCTGGCTCACTGGAAAGCTGAGAACGAACGGATCAAGTTCGAGCAGGAAACGGGGCAGCTCATTCCGGCGGAGCAGGTCGCCCGGGAATTTGCTGTCATGTCAAAGGCCGTGGTTCAGGTTCTGGAAACGTTACCCGATATCCTTGAGCGTGACTGTGCCTTATCGCCCGCAGCCGTCGCCCGCGTGCAGAGTGTTATTGATGATCTTCGCGACCAGATAGCCCAGAGGGTTCTGGACGCCGAACCGGAGGAGGACCAGCCTGAGGAGGACTGATGGCGAAGCGGGCATCCGCAAGGGGTATCCGCAGGGATATGCCTGGAATTCTTCGAGCCCCGCGACGCATGCTGGTGGCCGAGGCGGTCAGTAAATATATGCGTGTCCCTATGGGGGCGGGTAACTCGGTACCGTGGGACCCGAACCTTGCACCCTACGTTATAGAGCCAATGAACTGCCTGGCATCGCGTGAATATGATGCCGTCGTGTTTGTAGGCCCGGCACGAACCGGGAAAACTATTGGCCTGATTGACGGGTGGGTGGTTTACAACGTGGTTTGTGACCCCTCCGATATGCTGATCATACAGATGACGGAAGAGAAGGCGCGCGAACACTCGAAAAAGCGTCTTGACCGTACCTTTCGCTGTAGCCCTGAGGTAAAGAGCCGGCTCAGTCCGCGGCGTAACGATAATAACGTTCACGATCGCACATTCCGGGCAGGCAACTACCTGAAGATTGGCTGGCCGTCAGTGAACATCATGTCCTCCTCGGATTACAAGTGCGTGGCGCTGACTGATTATGATCGTTTCCCCGAGGATATCGACGGGGAAGGTGATGCCTTTTCGCTTGCCTCAAAACGTACCACCACCTTTATGTCCTCGGGTATGACGCTTGTGGAAAGCTCTCCCGGGCGGGACATCATTGATACCAAATGGCGGCGCACGTCGCCCCATGAAGCGCCGCCAACTACCGGCATTCTGGCACTCTATAACCGTGGCGATCGCCGCCGCTGGTACTGGCCGTGCCCGCATTGCGGCGAATATTTCCAGCCGGAAATGCATGCCATGACTGGCTACCGCGAAATCAGCGACACCGTTAAAGCCAGCGAAGCCGCGCATATCTGCTGCCCGTCATGCAACGGGAAAATCACCGCAGACATGAAGCGTACGCTCAACCTGAAGGGGGTCTGGCTGCGCGAAGGGCAGCAAATTGATCGCGACGGCACTGTCACCGGCGAGGCGCGGCGTTCCCGCATCGCCTCGTTCTGGATGGAGGGGCCTGCCGCGGCATATCAGACCTGGGCACAACTGGTTTACAAGCTGCTGACGGCTGAGCAGGACTACGAGGTTACGGGCAGTGAAGAAACACTCAAGACGGTTATCAATACCGACTGGGGGCTTCCTTACCTTCCGCGATCCGGCCTTAACCAGCGTAAGGGTGAAGCGCTGCAACAGCGCGCCGAGCCGGTGGAAAAACGCCGGGTGCCTGCCGGTGTTCAGTTTCTTGTGGCCACGGTTGATGTGCAGGGCGGACGCAACCGCCGCTTTGTTGTTCAGGTCGTGGGTTACGGCGCACAGGGTGAGCGGTGGATAGTGGACCGCTACAACATCCTTCAGTCCCTGCGTACCAACGCCGACGGAGAAAGTTTTCACATCGATCCGGCAAGCTACCCGGAAGACTGGGAACTGCTGCGCACGGATGTGCTGGAGAAAACCTGGGCGATCGAAGGCGAGCCCGGAAAGCGCATGGGTCTGATGGCGATGGCGGTGGACTCCGGCGGTGAAGATGGGGTGACGGATAACGCTTATGAATTCTGGCGGCGCTGTCGCCGTGACGGTCTGCAGCGCAAAGTCTGGCTGTTCAAGGGTGACAGTCAGACACGTGCAAAACTCATCACCCGAACGTATCCCGATAACACCGGGCGCTCCTCCCGCCGCGCAAAGGCGGCAGGTGATGTTCCTCTTTATCTTCTGCAAACCAACGCACTGAAGGACCGGATCAACAACGCCCTGTGGCGTGATGTTCCCGGGCCGAACTATGTTCATTTCCCCGACTGGCTGGGGGAGTGGTTCTACGACGAACTGACCTATGAGGAGCGTTCCCCTGATGGTAAATGGACGAAGCCCGGTAAGGGCGCTAATGAGGCGTTTGACCTTATGGTGTATGCACATGCGCTGGTCATTCTGCATGGTTACGAAAAGATTAAATGGCCTGATGCGCCGGAATGGGCGCGCCGCGACTCCTGGGTTGTGGCTGAAATGGCAGATGGCCCGGCAGCTGTGGAGGCTGTTACTAAGCCGGTACCGGCAGTATCTCAGCCGAAGGCTAAGTCATCCTCCCGTGACTCGGTATGGGCACCATCAACATCAGGAGGCTGGGTGTGACGCTTAACGATATCCAGAATATGGTCGACCGCTACACCGAGGCGGAGCTAACCGTGCTGCAGGGGAAATCCATCACCTTTAATGGCCAGCAGATGACCATGGAAAACCTCAGTGAAATCCGTAAAGGCCGCCAGGAGTGGGAGCGAAAACTGGCGTCGGCGACTGCCGCTGCAGCGGGACGCGGTTCCGGTGGATTTAAACTGGCGAGGTTTACGCGATGAGCCTGCTGGATAATGCAATTGGCCTGTTCTCACCGGGCTGGAAAGCAGCGCGGCTGCGTTCCCGGATGGTGATCCAGGCATATGAAGCGGTTATGCCGACGCGTACCCACCGCGCCCGCCGCGAAAACCGCACCGCCAACCAGTTAACCCAGTTCGGTGGGCGTTCCCTGCGCGAGCAGGCGCGCTGGCTGGACTGCAATCACGATCTGGTGATAGGTGTGCTCGACAAGCTGGAAGAGCGTATCGTCGGCGCGAAGGGCATCATTGTTGAGCCCCAACCGCAGCTGGCAAACGGTCAGCTGGCTGACGGGCTGGCCACACAAATCCGTGCAAAATGGGCGGAATGGTCAGTATCCCCTGACGTAACCGGGCAGTTTACCCGGCCTGTACTGGAGCGCCTGATGGCGCGGACCTGGCTGCGTGATGGCGAAGTCTTTGCCCAGCTGGTAAGCGGTACCGGAAACGGGCTTTCACCGGTGGCGGGCATCCCGTTCTGGCTGGAGGCGCTGGAGCCGGATTTTGTCCCGCTGGAAAAAACCGATCCCAGCCAGAAACTCAGCCAGGGCATCTATCTGAACGACTGGGGGCGTCCGGTGAAATATCTGGTGTACCGCAACATGCCCGCTGAAGGGATGCTGCTGGGCGAAACCAAAGTTATCGTCGCTGAAAACATGCTGCATCTGAAGTTCATGCGCCGCCTGCACCAGTTACGCGGTAACTCCCTGCTGGCGGGTGTGATGATGCGCCTGTCTGCACTGAAGGAATACGAGGATGCCGAACTGACCGCAGCGCGTATTGCTGCCGCGCTGGGCATGTTCATCAAAAAAGGGGACGGCCAGTCCTATCCTGACGATGCTGGAAGCGGCTCACGCGAGCTTAATATCGAACCCGGCATGCTGTTTGACGATCTGCGTCCCGGTGAAGACATCGGGATGATCAAATCCGACCGACCCAATCCCAACCTCGAAACCTTCCGCAACGGCCAGCTGCGTGCAGTTGCTGCGGGTTCGCGCGGCAGTTTCTCAAGCATCGCCCGGAATTATGACGGTACCTACAGCGCCCAGCGCCAGGAGCTGGTGGAGTCCACTGAAGGTTACCTCATTCTCCAGGACGCTTTTATTGCTGCGATCACCCGCCCGATGTACCGCGCATGGCTGAAGATGGCTGTCGCCTCGGGAGAAATCCAGCTGCCACGCGGTATGGATAAGGCATCGCTTTACAACGCGGTGTATTCGGGGCCAGTCATGCCGTGGATTGATCCGGTGAAAGAGGCGACGGCGTGGAAGCTGCTGTTACGCGGTGGCGCGGCCACGGAAAGCGAATGGGTGCGCGCGCGCGGTGCCAATCCGGATGACGTAAAACGCCGCCGCAAGGCAGAGGTTGATGAAAACCGCAAACAGGGGCTGGTGTTCGACACAGACCCGACAAATGACAAAGGAGACACCAGTGTCCAGGAAACGAAACCGGGTAATGAACCACCCGAAAGCCAGCGTAAAAAATAGCTGGTTCCGTATGCAGGCCAGCGCCGACAGCGAGGCCGAGATCTACATCTACGATGAAATTGGCTACTGGGGGGTAACGGCAAAACAGTTTGTGGCCAACCTTAAAGCCCTGGGTGATATCACCCACATCAAACTGCACATTAACTCGCCGGGTGGCGATGTCTTCGACGGCATCGCCATTTTTAATGCCCTGAAGTTCCACGGTGCCGCCATCACCGTTTATATCGATGGCCTGGCTGCGTCAATGGCCTCGGTCATCGCGATGGTCGGTAACCCGGTCATTATGCCGGAAAACACCATGCTCATGATCCATAAGCCATGGGGTTTCGCGGGCGGCGATGCAGATGACATGCGCGACTATGCCGACCTGCTCGACAAAGTCGAAAGTGTTCTTATCCCGGCCTACGCGGCCAAAACAGGCAAAGCTCATGATGAGATTGCCGCCATGCTGGAAGACGAAACCTGGCTTACCGGCGAAGAGTGCCTGGCTCAGGGTTTTGCCGACCAGGTGACCCCGTCACTGCAGGCGATGGCCTGTATCCATTCAAAACGTATTGAGGAATTTGAGAAGATGCCAAAAAGCATTCGTAATATGGTCACCCCGCCGCGCAACACCGCCACCCGCGATCCGCAAAACCCCGCGCCGCAGGATACGCCGCAGGATCCGGTAAACGCTGACACCATCCGTGCCCAGGTGATTGCAGAACAGCGTGAACGGCTCAACGGCATTAATGATCTGTTTGCCATGTTCGGCAATCGCCACCAGGATCTGCAGGCGCAGTGTATTGCCGATCTGGACTGCACCGTTGAGCAGGCCAAGGACAAGCTGCTGGCGGAGCTCGGCAAAACAGCGACCCCTTCCAACAAAACCAGCACCACCCACATCTATGCGGGTAACGGGAATATCGTGGGCGACGGTATTCGCCAGGCGCTGATGGCCCGTGCCGGCTATGAAGATGTGGTACGCGATAACGTCTACAACGGCATGACCCTGCGTGAGTATGCGCGTATGTCCCTGACAGAACGCGGTATCGGCGTGGCAAGTTATAACCCGATGCAGATGGTCGGCTTCGCGCTGACCCACAGCACCTCTGATTTCGGTAATATCCTGCTGGACGTTGCCAACAAGGCACTACTGCAGGGCTGGGAAGAGGCCGAGGAAACCTTTGAGCTGTGGACCAAGAAAGGCAGCCTGAGCGACTTCAAGACCGCGCATCGTGTTGGTATGGGCGGCTTCCCGTCATTGCGTCAGGTTCGCGAAGGTGCTGAATATAAGTACGTGACCACCGGCGATAAAGGCGAGACCATCGCGCTGGCGACCTACGGTGAGATTTTCTCCATTACCCGCCAGGCCATAATCAATGATGATCTGAACCAGCTGACTGATGTCCCCACCAAAATGGGGCGTGCCGCGAAGGCCACCATCGGCGATCTGGTTTATGCGGTACTGATTGAAAACCCGAAACTGTCAGACGGTAAGGCGCTGTTCAGTGCCGATCACAAAAACCTCTCGAACGGCGCTATCGATGTCACCAGCCTCGATAAAGCGCGCCAGCTGATGCGTGTACAGAAAGAAGGGGAGCGCTCGCTTAACATTCGCCCGGCTTACGTCCTGGTACCGACGGTGCTGGAAACTTTAGCCAGCCAGACCATCAAGTCTGCCAGCGTGAAGGGTGCTGACGTCAACGCCGGTATCGAAAACCCGATCCGGAACTTTGCAGAAATCATTTCTGAGCCCCGTCTTGATGATGCTGACCCGGCTGCGTGGTACCTGGCCGCCCGGAAAGGCAGCGACACCATCGAGGTTGCCTACCTGAACGGCGTCGATACGCCGTACATCGATCAGCAGGAGGGTTTCACCACAGACGGTGTGGCCACCAAAGTGCGTATCGACGCGGGTGTGGCGCCGCTTGATTACCGCGGTCTGGTCAAATCCACCGGTAAATAATCTCACCCCTGTAGTTCCCGTGGCCCGTCAGGGCTTTTTTTGTGTCTGAAATTCGGCTCCGCCAGGGGCCGTGGAGACTTGCATGAAAAATTATCTTCAGGATGGCAATACCATCGCCATCACTAACAGTGGCGCTTCCGCAATCCTCAGTGGCGCACCCGTTGTAATCAGTGACGTTGTCGCAGTGGCAATCGTTGATATCGCACCCGGTGAAACCGGCGATGGACGCACGACCGGCGTCGTGATCCTGCCAAAACTGGCCGCAGATGATATCGCCCAGGGCAAGGCGGTTTATCTCAAAGGCGGAAAAATCCAGCTGGATGCGACCGGAGCGGTACCGGCCGGCAAAGCCTGGGAAGCTGCCGGCGCGAATGCCACTTCAGTCGCGGTAAGGCTGAATGGCTAACCGCTTCCGGCAAATGGTGGCGCGCATGGACGCCGCCACTGTCCGGCAGATGGGAGAGCGTGTGCTGATTAATGGCACCGGGTACGACGCCATCGAAAGCCAGTTCGTGGCTGAAATGGGACCGGTGGCCGGTGAGGGTCTGTCCCTCGTTGTGTTTTCGGATTCACTGAAACCGCGCCGGCATGATGTCGTCATCTGGAAAGGTGAAACGTACAAAATTACCCGTCAGCAAATGTTCAACGGAAAGCCGCAAATCTGGATTGAATAAGGGGGCAGCATGTCCATCAAAGGACTGGAGCAGGCCATCGCCAATCTTGAAAGCATCAGTAAAACTGCGGTACCGCGTGCATCCTCTCAGGCTGTTAACCGCGTGGCCGTGCGGGCAGTCAGCCACAGCACCCGGCGTGTTGCGGGACAGACGAAAGTACCCAGGAAGCTGGTTAATCAGCGTGCTCGCCTGAAAAAAGCCACCGTCCGTAAACCGCTGGCTACCATCCGGGTCAACCGCGGAAATCTTCCCGCCATCAAACTGGGCGTCGCCAGCGTCAGGCTTTCCCGCCGCAGGCGTGACGTATCCGGTGCCGGCAGTGTGCTGCGTATCGGTAAGTTTTCCTTTCCCGGCGGTTTCATTCAGCAACTGAAAAACGGGCGCTGGCATGTGCTTCGCCGCACCACCCGGGCGCGATATCCGGTTGAGGTGGTCAGTATCCCGCTGGCAGTACCCTTAACCACGGCGTTTAAGGAAGAAAGTAAGCGGCTGACCGAAACCGATTTGGCTAAAGAGATGGCCGCCGCGCTTCGCAACCAACTGAGGCTGATAGTCACCAGATGAAACACCCTTTGATTCGTAAAGCTGTGCTTGACGCCCTGAAGGCGGGTAATGCTCAGGCTGTGACCTGGTTTGATGGCCGTCCGTCCGTACTGGACGCGCAGGATCTGCCGGCGGTGGCTGTGTATCTCTCGGACGCCGAGTCTTCCGACGAATCCGTTGACGAAGATATGTGGCGGGCGACGTTGCATATCGAAGTTTTTCTGAAAGGGGATGACACCGATTCGGCGCTGGATGAATGGATGGAAAACAACATTTATCCGGTCATGGCCAGCATTCCTACGCTTTCCGGCGTTCTCGAAACCATGTCTGCCCGGGGCTACGACTACCAGCGCGATGACGAACTGGCGACGTGGGGCTCGGCGGACCTGCAATATTCTGTCTCTTATGTGATGTGAGGAAATTATGCCAACACCAAACCCTCTTGAGCCCGTTAAGGGCGCCGGCACCACGTTCTGGGTGTACACCGGTTCCGGCGATCCCTATGCGAACCCGCTTTCTGACACGGACTGGACGCGCACGGCAAAGGTTAAAGAACTGACGCCGGGGGAACTGACGGCGGAGTCTTATGACGATACTTATCTTGACGATCCCAACGCTGACTGGACGAACACCGCACAGGGTGAAAAGTCCGCTGGCGAAACCAGCTTTGTGCTGGCCTGGAAGCCGGGTGAATCCGGGCAGCAGGGGCTGGTTGACTGGTTCTATGCAGGTGATGTGCGCGCCTACAAAATTAAATTCCCCAACGGTACGGTTGACGTGTTTAAGGGCTGGATCAGTAGCCTGGGTAAAACCATTCCGGCAAAAGAAGTGATCACCCGCAGCGTGAAGATCAGCAACAACGGTAAGCCAAGCCTGGCGGAAGAGACCCGAGCACCTGTTACTTCGGTGACCGGCGTGACGCTGAGCAAAACCGTACTTGCACTGGCGGTCAATGCTTCCGATTCACTGAATGTCACGGTTAACCCGTCTGGCGCCACGGATAAAACTTTCCTGGCGTCGTCTTCCGACCGTTCGAAAGCGACTGTAACTGTTGCCGGCAATGTCCTGACCATTAAGGGCGTGGCCCCCGGCCAGGCGGACATCGTGGTGATGACCAGTGACGGTCAGTTCATTGCGATCTGTAAAGTTACCGTTTCCTGAACCCTGAGGGGCGAAAGCCCCTTTTAGGAGTAAAAATGTCAAAATACCTGAAATCCGGTCTCTTTGAGTATGGTGAAGAGAAAATTACGCTTTACGAACTTTCTGCCTTACAGCGTATTGAGCACCTGAAGTTTATTGCCGGGGCAGAAAAAGAACTGCCGGAAGATGCTGACGAGAAAACGCTTTACCCGCTGCTGGTGGAGCAAAATATTCGCCTCGGCGCCCGACTGGTTGCAATGTCACTCTGGCAGGCCGACCCCGCTAAAGGCGACGTTGAAAAACTGCATCAGGAGATTCTGTCCGGCTGGCCCATCAACATGATTGGGGCTGCTGATCGGTTCGTGAAGGTGCTGTCTGATATGTTGCCGGAGGCCTCGCCTGAAAATGCCGGGGATCAGGAAGAAGCCGAAGCGCCCGATGCGGAAAAGTCCTCGCCGGCGAGCTGAATTTTGTCATGAAGCTGGCGAGGGAATTTCGACGCCCGGACTGGCGCCAGATGCTTGCCGGCATGTCATCTTCAGAACTGGCTGAGTGGGGGCGTTTTTACCGCGAACAGTATTTTGAAAACGATCTGCAGGATGTTCATTTTTCCCGCCTGAGCCATCTTATTATTTCCATCATGTGTAAGGACACGGAGCTGACTCCCGCCAGCTTCAGTCTTCTTAATCCCCCTGATTTGGTTACCGAACAGGATGACAACACCATGATGTCCGTTGCTGAAAGTCTTGGAGGAGTGCGCTATGGCCCAGCCGGTGGGTGACCTGATCGTTAATCTCGATCTGAATTCGCCAAAATTTAATGAGCAACTGGCTTACAGCGGAAAGAAACTCAGCGAACTGGGTAAGGCTGCAACCGCTGCCGCCGACCAGGTGGACCGGGCGTTTAACCGGCAGGAAGCCGCAGCCCGGCGTGCAGGGATGTCAGTGGGCGCGTACAGTAATGCTGTACGCATGCTGCCTGCTCAGTTTACCGATATTGCCACGCAGCTGGCCGGTGGGCAGTCTCCGTTCCTCATCCTGCTCCAGCAGGGCGGGCAGGTGAAAGACAGCTTCGGCGGCTTCGGGCCAATGTTTCAGGCGCTGCGCGATGCGCTCTTCGGCTTTAGTGGTGATGTGCAGAAATCCACGGATGAAGCGAGCGACAGCGCGGGTGAACTTGCGGAGAGTTTTAATAACGCCTCCGATGCTGCAGAGAATCTTGGCCGGGCACGCGGATTTATCACGCCGTTTAATGTGGCGCTGGCTGCTGTTGCGGTTACCGCCGGGCTGATGCTGTATTCCTGGTACCGCAGTAATTCACAGCTCTCCGATTTCAATAAAACACTGGTGCTTTCCGGCAATACTGCTGGCCTGACTGCCGAAAGAATGCTGATGGTGAGTAAAGCCGCCGCCAGCGCCGGGATTACCTTCTCGGCTGCCGCCGGGACGTTAACGGCGCTGGTAAATGCAGGTGTTGCTGCAGGCGCTAATTTCGAGCGTCTTTCGGTGAGCATTACTGAGTTCGCGGACAAAAGCGGTCTTGAGATTGAGGATGTTGCCAGAGCGTTCGGAAAACTGACCAGCGATCCCACATCCGGCCTGATTGCCATGGCGCAGCAGTTTCATAACGTGACGGCTGAACAGATTGAGCATGTGGCACAGCTCCAGCGCTCCGGCGATGCGGCAGGCGCACTGAAAGCGGCAAACGACGCGGCGACTGAAGGTTTTGAACGCCAGACCCGTGCCATAGAAGGCAATATGGGCACGCTGGAGCGTGCGGCAAACACAGTCGGCGACGCCTTTAAGTCGATGTGGGACAAAATCCTTGATATCGGTCGCCCTGATACCGGTGCAGAGCTGCTGAAAAAGGCGCAGCAGCAGTTCGATATCGCCCAGAACAACTTCAATAAATTCGCGACCGGACCGGGCGTGTCTGACGCGAAGCGCAATCAGTATCAGAAAGTGCTGGACCGCACCCGAATCAGTCTTCAGGCGGCGCAACTGCAGGCCGATATGCAGACTGTTTCCGCAGAAGGCGCTGAAGCTCAGTCAATTGCTGAGCGGGACAGACTGAAATATGCTGCTCAGGCGCAGGCCGCATATGAAAAGTCGCAGACTGCTCTGGAAAAATATACCAGTAAACAGAAGGAGCTGAACAAGGCCCTGCAGGAAGGGCGCATCCTTCAGGGAAGCTACAACACCCTGATGGCCGCAGCGAAAAAGGAATACGAAAGTTCGCTTAAAAAGCCCGCCAAAACCACCACGCCTGGTGGCGTTAAAGCGTCAGATTCGATCAGCGCGCAAACACTCGAACTTCAGGCGCAGCTGGAGGTATTGCGCCAGCACCGCGGTCTGAATGACAGCATCAGTCAGGAACGGAAAAACCTATGGAAAGAGCAGGCCAGGTTTACCGTGCTGGAGAACGCCGCGAAAAACCGCGCATTGAGTGCCGATGAAAAATCACTTCTCAGCAATAAGAATAAAATTCTTGCCCAGGCGGAAATAAACGCCCGCCTTGGTGATGAAAAGTTAATTCAGGAGCGGCTGAATGATCTACAGGACAGGTCACTGAAGTATTCGACGCAAATGGGTGAAAAAACCCGGGCACTGACGGAAAGTGCCGGGATGAGTAGCCGTAAAACACAGCGCCGTCTGGACGAAGCACAACTGCTGCAGGGCTGGAAGAATGCAGGAGGCACGGAAACGGACGAAGGGTACCGGCAGGAACTGGAGTCGCTCAGGAATTTTTACGCGGCTCAGGATGAGTTACGCGGTAACTGGCAGGCAGGGGCACGAACCGCGTGGGCTAACTATGTTGATTCAGCTTCTGACGCGTACGGCCAGATGGAATCATTAGCCTCCACCGCGTTTGACGGTATCAGTGAAAACATGGCAGCAATGCTCACTAACGGTAAAGCAAGCTGGTCGGATTTTACGCGATCAATTATGTCCATGCTTACCCAAATACTGATGAAGCAGGCGCTGGTGGGAATGGTCAACTCGGCCACGACGGCAATGGGCTTTGCCACCGGCGGTTACACTGGATCCGGGGGGAAATACGAGCCTGCTGGGGTGGTTCACCGTGGCGAGTTCGTATTTACCAAAGAGGCAACCAGCCGCCTCGGCGTGGGCAATCTCTATAACCTGATGCGGGGTTACGCATCGGGTGGTCTTGTCGGTGGTGGGTCAACAGCCGTCGCCGCGCCTTTTGGTGTCAGCGTCTATGCGCCTGTGTCCGTCACCTCCCCGCAGAACGAAACGAAGCAACCACCCGGAGACCAACTCGGGCGGGCTTACCAGCAGGTCATTACGCAGGCTGTTAATGATGGCATTGCTAAAGCAGTGCGTCCTGGTGGTCTTATCTGGAACGCAACCAGAGGCAGATAATAGATGGCTATTGAATCCTTTCCCTGGTCGATTCAGTCGGCCAGTCAGCCCACAACTAAAAGCACCGACACGATCCGCAAGGTTCAGTTCGGCGATGGCTATACACAGGTCAGTGGTTCAGGGCTGAACAGCGAGACCCTGACCTACGAATATTCCTTTACCGGGCGACCAGAACTGGGCCTGCAGATTTATGCTTTTCTCCGGCGTCATAAAACAAAATCCTTCTCGTTTAAACCGCCTTTCGGTGATCTCGCTTTATGGCGGGTTGAGGCTGACAGCCTTCAGAAAATCATAAAGAGCAAAACGGTAATGACAATTACTGCAACCTTTGAACAGGCGTTTGCACCATGATCAACAGCGATTACCAGAAACTTGAGCCGGGCGACACAGTCCGGCTTTTTTCTGTCGACGGCACGGCATTCGGCGTGGGGGAGGTTATGCGCTTCCACAGTCACAGCATTCCCCATTCTGAAGCTGAAATACTCGCCGCCGGCGGTGACGAATCAAAACTGGCTGCAAAAAGCATCTGGTGGCAGGGTCAGGAATATAAGGCCTGGCCGTGTGAGATTGAAGGGATAGAAAAATCGACGGGGGGCGAAAGTGCGCAGCCGGTCTTTCGTGTTGCCAATCTTGATGGTTCTGTCACGGCGCTGTGCCTTGCGTATGACGATATGCTGCAGGCGAAGGTCACTATTCATGACACGCTGGCGCAATACCTCGACGCGCGTAACTTTCCCGGCGGAAACCCGACGGCAGATGCCACGCAGGAAAAACTGCAGGTCTGGTATATCGACGCGAAAACCTCTGAAACCAGTGAGGTGGTGGAGTTCGCGTTATCGAGCCCGATGGATTTGCAGGGACTGATGATCCCGACACGCCAGCTTCATTCCCTCTGTACCTGGTGCATCCGCAACAAATACCGAACCGGCGATGGGTGTGATTACGCCGGAACGCGCTATTTCGACAAAAACAACAATCCCGTGGATGACCCGTCCCGCGATGAATGTAATGGGACACTTACCGCCTGCAAGCTGCGGTTCGGTGAAGGCAACGAACTGCCGTTCGGCGGCTTCCCGGGCACTTCTTTGATCCGGAGCTGACATGCGCAAGAAGACCATTGAGGCCATTATGGCCCACGCCGAGGCGGAATATCCGCGCGAGTGCTGCGGGGTGGTGGCGCAGAAAAGCAGGGTGGAAAAATATTTCCCCTGTCGTAATCTCGCCACCGAGCCGACAGAACACTTTCACCTCTCGCCGGAGGATTACGCCGCGGCGGAAGACTGGGGAACAGTCACTGCCATCGTTCACAGCCATCCCGACGCCACCACGCAGCCGAGTGAAGTGGATAAGGCGCAGTGTGATTTGACGGCGCTGCCCTGGCATATCGTCAGCTGGCCGGAAGGCGATTTACGCACCATCATGCCACGCGGTGAAATTCCGCTGCTTGAACGCCCGTTTGTTCTCGGCGTTTACGACTGCTGGGGGCTGGTGATGAGTTACTATCGCCAGACGTACGGTATCGAGCTGACGGATTACCGCGTCGATTACCCGTGGTGGGAGGACCAGTACCCGGATAATTTTTACCAGGATAACTGGTACGAATGCGGGTTCCGGGAGTTTACCGGTGCGCCGCAGCAGGGCGACGTGGTGATTATGCAGGTTCAGTCGAATAAGTGGAATCACGCCGGAGTATTGCTGGAAGGCAACATGCTGCTTCACCATCTGTACGGGCATCTCAGCCAGCGGGTGCCGTACGGTGGTTACTGGATGGAGCGAACCATGAAAATTCTTAGATATAAAGGTGTTATTTAGCTCAAAAACTTTATATCTCAGCGTTGAGATTCATTTTATGAATGTTAGGATGTTTCCTATTGCAACGTAAGGAAACAAAACATGAAAAAGATGTTCGTGGCTGGGCTCACTATTATGTTACTGGCTGGCTGTTCTGTAAAAAAAGACATGATACCTATGGGCGGAAGTAAAGCCGATGGTACAGTTCGCATGGGATATACGGTTGGACAGTTTGAAAAACCTATAATTGACATTAATCAGGCCGCTACATTAGCGGCTCAAAAATGTAAAACTTGGGGTTATGAAGGGGCAGAAGCATTTGGTGGACAAACATCCCATTGCGCACAGACTGATGGATGGGGAACATGTGTTTTAGCTAATGTTTCCGTCGAGTATCAATGCACAGGCGGCAAGGCGGCTCAATTCTAATAGAAATTTTTAATACTGTTAAGCCACCTCTTGGTGGCTTTTTTCATTTTTTAGCATAAAATCTGCTACTCTCTTGGATATTACCTACAGGGAATGAATATGAAAATCTTGCTATTAATAACTTTTTTGTTTGGCATTAGCGGATGTTCAACTACGAATTTAGAAAATGAAGCGCCAATTTTTGTTGGTCATTCTTCTAAGTCGCCTGATGAAATGAATAAATGCTTATCTCCAAAATGGGTTGCTCTTAAAGCATCCTCTACCAGTGTACCCACTAAAGATGGGTATCAAATCTCCTCTTCTGATGAGTGGATGGGCGCTGTATCATTAGTGAAAATTGATAAAGCATCGAATGGCGGTTCTGATATAAAAGTCTATGCCTTATCCAAAGGCTGGAACGATCCTTGGGGAAGCGCTGCTCGCTCATGCCTTTAATGAACTAATATCTAGCCAAACCACCTTAAGGTGGTTTTTTTTATTATAGGAAAAAATATGACACCTATAATCGAAGAGAGAATGGTGACCATAGAATTATATGGACTACTCGGTAAATTGTTTGGAAAATACCATGAAAGGTTAGTTCGTACTAATGCTGAAGCTATACATGCTCTTTGTAAAACAATAGATAATTTTGAGCGGTTTCTTAATAGCAGTAAATTAAGAGGATTAACATTTGCGATATACAGAGGTAATAAAAATATTGGGCTAGATGACATGGGATACCCAGTAACAAATGAGGTTATAAAAATAGTTCCTCATATCATCGGTAGTAAAAAAGCCGGTGCTTTACAAACAATTTTAGGGGCCGTCTTGGTTGTGGTGGGTGTGGTTATTGGCTATTTCGCTGGGTGGACTGGTGTGGGTTGGGCTATTGGCTCAAAGATGGCAATGATGGGAGGAGCCATGATGTTAGGTGGTGTGGTCCAAATGCTTTCACCTCAACCCGCCGGACTCGCCAGCAAACAGGACGCCGATAACCGCGCATCCTATGCATTTGGTGGCGTAACGAATACAGCCGCTCAGGGGTATCCGGTACCGATCCTTTACGGAAAACGCCGTATCGGCGGAGCGATTATTTCCGCCGGTATTTACGTCGAAGATCAGCAGTGAATCAATTAACTTATTAGCCGAGAGGCAGGAGAACGTTATGGAAATGACAGTAGGATTCCCTGAAATGGGTTCTCGATTTGAATGTGTAAGCATCCGTCCCGATTTAGAAGTTAAAACAACAAAGACCATCAAAACAAAGATTACAGTTTGCAAGCTTGAACAAATCAATGCGCCCCATGAACTGGTGTTTATGTATCAGGAAGACTTCAATCCAAACAGCTCTTTTGCTGAAGTTGAAGAACGTGCTAAAGAATATGCCATTAAGGCAATTGCCGGATTGAAAGCCCCGGATTAACCGGGGCAAAGCATTACTTGATGCGATGGTAGATATTATCAGCCCTGGCATACAATTTGGATACCGCCTCGGCTCGGCCTTGCTCCTGCATGGTCATTTTTGATGTATCGTCACCATAGGCCTTTGTCATATATTGAGTAACGCGTTGACGAAAGGCGCCAGCATCACCTGATTCAACCGTGGCAACTGCAAGCAAAAAGGCGAGCGCTTCATCATGCTGGTCTTCTTTGTTAAAACTCATTTTCAACTCCTGTTATACCGAGGCAATCAGCCATGCCGCCGGTAAGTATTGCGCCAGTGTCCCACCACTGACGAGCTGAACCAACAACATAACCAGGGATTTATATTCACAACACCCTGATATTCGATCAGTAGCCGCCATGTGCGGCTTTTTTTATGGGCGAAAAATGGCAAAACATATTAAAGGGCGCAAAGGCGGCGACTCTAAACAGCGCACGCCCACGGAACAGCCGGACGATCTGCAGTCGGTGGCAAAAGCGAAAATCCTGATTGCCCTGGGCGAGGGGGAATTTGCTGGCGGGCTGACAGGCAGGAATATTTTTCTGGATGGTACCCCGATTGAAAATGCTGACGGCTCCCGGAACTTCTCCGGCGTCGCGTGGGAGTTTCGGCCCGGCAACCAGGCGCAGCCGTATATTCAGGGGATGCCGGGATCGGAAAACGAAATCAGTGTAGGTCTGGAGGTTTCCAGCGCCACCGCGTGGACACGCACGTTTACCAACACCCAGCTTTCCGCCGTTCGCCTGCGTATCAAATGGCCGTCGCTGTACCGCCAGGAGGATGACGGGGATCTGGTGGGTAACTCAGTTGCGTATGCGGTTGACCTGCAGACTGACGGCGGCACATGGCAGACTGTGATCAACACGGCGGTAACTGGTAAAACCACTTCAGGTTATGAGCGAAGCCATCGTATCGACCTGCCGCGCGCCGGTACCACCTGGACATTGCGTCTACGCAAATTAACGCCGGATGCCAACAGCGCCAAAATCGGCGACACCATGACGCTGCAGAGTTATACCGAAGTGATCGACGCGAAGCTGCGCTATCCAAACACCGCGCTGCTGTACATCGAATTTGACTCCAGCCAGTTTAACGGCAGCATCCCGCAGATTTCCTGTGAGCCATCCGGGCGAGTGGTTCGCGTGCCTGACACATACGACCCGGTGACGCGCACCTATACCGGCACCTGGACGGGCGGATTTAAATGGGCCTGGACAGATAACCCGGCGTGGATTTTCTACGATATCGTTGTTGCCGATCGCTTTGGCCTGGGCCACCGGCTGACGGCGGCCAATATCGATAAGTGGACGCTGTACCAGGTGGCACAGTACTGCGATCAACTGGTACCGGACGGAAAAGGCGGAAATGGCCTGGAGCCACGTGCAGGACCGTAACGAGGCATATACCGTGCTGCGGGACTTTGCGGCTATCTTTCGGGGCATGACCTACTGGGGCGGTAATCAGATAGTGGCGCTGGCGGACATGCCTCGTGATATTGATTACAACTACACCCGCGCCAGCGTCGTCAACGGTGAATTCGTTTACTCGAGCAGCACGACCAAAACCCGTTACACCACAGCGCTGGTCTCTTATTCCGACCCGGCTAACGGTTACGCTGACGCCATGGAGCCGGTGTTTGAACAGCCACTGGTCGCACGCTACGGGTTCAACCAGCTTGAGATGACCGCGATTGGCTGCACCCGGCAGAGTGAAGCAAACCGCAAGGGGCGCTGGGGCATTCTGACCAACAATAAAGACCGCATCGTCACGTTCTCTGTCGGGCTGGACGGCAATATCCCGCAGCCGGGCTATATCATTGCTGTTGCTGACGAAATGCTGTCCGGTAAAGTCACTGGTGGGCGCATCAGTTCGGTAAACGGGCGCGTGATCACCCTCGACCGCATGCCGGATGCCCGGCCGGGCGATCGGCTTATTCTCAACCTGCCGTCCGGCGCGTCACAGGCGCGGACAATCCAGGCAGTTAACGGCCAGGCCGTTACGGTCAGTATCGCTTACGGAGAGATACCGCAGGCGGAAAGCGTATGGGTAGTGGAATCTGACGAACTGTATGCCCAGCAGTACCGGGTGGTGAGTGTCAGCGACAATAGCGACGGCACATTTACCATCTCAGGCGCGTTTCACGATCCGGATAAGTATGCCCGCATCGATACCGGCGCCATCATTGACCAGCGTCCGGTAAGCGTGATCCCGCCGGGCAGCCAGTTTGCGCCGGAAAACATCACCATTGGCTCTTACTCTGTGGTGAATCAGACCATCAGTATCGAGACGATGCGCGTCAGCTGGGACCCCGCACCGAACGCGATCGCGTATGAAGCGCAGTGGCGCCGCAACGACGGGAACTGGGTGAACGTGCCGCGCAGTTCGACCACGTCGTTTGAAGTGCCGGGCATCTATGCAGGGCGCTACCTGGTGCGCGTCCGCGCCATCAACGCGGCGGAGATATCCAGCGGCTGGGGATACTCTCAGGAGAAAGCGCTGACGGGTAAAGTCGGTAACCCGCCGAAGCCGATTAATTTCGCGGCCACCGGCATTAACTGGGGCATTCGCCTCACCTGGGCTTTCCCACCCAACACGGAAGACACGCTGAAAACGGAAATTCAGTACACGCCGCGTGATGACCACGCCGATCCGCTTTTGCTGTCGGATGTGCCATATCCACAAATGGATTACACCCAGCTTGGTTTGCGGGCGGGCCAGATTTTCTGGTACCGCGCTCAGCTGGTCGACAAAACGGGCAATGAATCAGGCTGGACCGACTGGATCAGGGGCATGGCTAACGACCAGGCCGCCGATTATCTGGAAGATATTGCCAAAGATCTGCTGACGTCAGAGGACGGAAAGCGCCTGACGGAACAGATTGATTTTAGCCTGGCAGGACAGATGCAGGTCACACTGGCGCAGGTGGAAGGCGCGCAGATCCAGTATGAGCAGCTGGGGGTGGCGCGTGCGGAAATCTCTCAGGTAAAAATCACACAGGTCGATGCGGAAAAAGCGTTCGCCCAGTATCAGGAGCTTGTGGCCGTTCAGTTTGGCGATGCTTCTGCGGAAATCAGCGAGGTTAAAACCGCACAGGCAACGGCAGAGGAGGCTTTTGCCGAATATAAAACGACCGTCCAGGCCAGTTTTCAGAGTGTGGATTCGGCTATAGGCATTATTAACGGCAGTATCATCACGCTGTATAACGCCCAGGTCAACGCTAACCAGGCATTCGCGCAGTACCAGCAACAGGTAACTGCACAGTTTGGTCAACAGCAGGCCGCCATTAACGAGAAATACACAGCCTATGCGGATGTTGCCAGTGCCAATGCGGTTTACACCCTCAGAACGGGTGTTAAGTACAACGGCAACTACTATGACGCCGGGCTGTCTGTGGCAGTTATGGCTGACGGTTCGGGTGTAAAAACCCGCGTGGCAATCAATGCCGATCAGTTCGTGATGTTGTCGGGGCAGGGCGGCGTCATGTACTCGCCTTTTGCCATCGTTAACGGTCAGGTGTTTCTGAGCTCCGGATTCATCCAGGACGGAACGATCACGAATGCCAAAATTGGTCAGTACATCCAGTCCAACACATGGGATGGCACCGGCAATGTGGGCTGGCACATTAACAAAAGCGGGTTTGCGTGGTTCGCTGGCGTAACCGTCAGGGGTACCGTTTATGCCGAATCCGGATCCTTCAGGGGCACGGTTTATGCGACTGATGGTGAGTTCAGAGGCACTGTGTACGCCAGCAGTGGCAAATTTACAGGGATAGTGGAAGCCAGCAGCTTTATCGGCGACGTGGCCAACGGCATGGTATTTGATGATGCCCCGCAAAACTATGTGCGATCTTTCCAGTATGTTGACAGCGCCACATTCAACCTGTCGAAACAAGTGGTGGTCATGATGAATGTCACGGTAACAGGTCAGAACGGCACATCCGCAGGGGCGTCGGCGGTCATCAACATAAATGGCAGCTCCAGAACCTTCCATCTGCAATCCCCCGGAGGGGGCAGCACCACATCATGCTGCATACACAGTATCCGCACCACTGAAAGGGTCGTAAATGTATCGTGCTCCACGGGGGTGCCTGGCGGCGCAGGCAGCTCTTCACTGTCTTCGCCGACCATGTTAATACTGCGCGGCTCCGGCTCATTCGCGCAAACCGCTTAAACTAACCCGCTCCGGCGGGTTTTTTATTGCCTGTAATCAGGAGAAATTATGTCCACAGGAACTCTTAAACTGACCAGTAACTCCACGGCGGTTGTTGGTACCAGTACGTTATTCACCACGGATTTAAAACCGGGCGATTTCATCACCGCGACAATCGGCGGCGTGTTGTACACCCTGCCGGTTGATACCGTCACAAGTAATACAGCTGCCACGCTTGTCAGCCCGTTCACCGGACCAACCACCACGGGTGCTGCCTGGGCAGCGGTGCCCCGCAAGGTGCTCAATCAGGTCACGGCTGATTTGGTGGCGCAGTCCACCGAAGCGCTGCGCGGACTGCTGGTTGAAAAGGGCGTATGGACAAACTTCTACACGGAACCGGGCGACATCTCTGTCCAGCTGAGTTCCTCAATGCCCGCAGTCACCGGGCCGGGCTGGCAGAAAATGGCGGGACTGGTCGGCTCATCACAGCAGGTCCGTGGCGCGCTGCCTGCAGCTGCTAATCTGAACAGCTATGGACCGACAGCGGCGCTTACCGGGATATGGATGCAGGGCACATCGAATAATGCGCAGCCAGCCAACAATTTCCCGGAAGCGAATGCTGTGGGTTTCCTTGAAGTGTTCGCAGGCGGGCAATGGGGAGGAACCCAGCGTTATACAGTCCGAAACGGCAATGTTTATATCCGCTCTCTTACTGCATCATGGAATGGGGTGGACGGGCCATGGGGTGACTGGAATCTGGCAGGTGTGAATTCGCGGCCAGGATTTTATACAGGCGACCTGAATTTACTGGTCACTCCCGGCGTATGGTCTGTTACAGATGGTACAACCGGCACAACAAACGGCCCGGTAGCGCCGGGACAGGCCGTAATCTCAACAGGTATCTGTGAGGTAATTCTCAGGAGCAGTGCAAATTCGTTGTTGCAGCGCTTCACCACGATAGCCAGCGGAGCGGGAAACCTTAACCGGACATGGCAGCGCACACTGTCAGGAACAACCTGGTCTCCCTGGGAGCAGCAAGGGGCAAAGGTACTGAGTGATTTGGGCCTTGGCGTATCGAGCATGTCATCCATATCCAGTATGGACTGGAACCAGTTTGATTTTGTCAGTGGTCAGGAGTTCTCAGTTGCTGCCAGCAACATGACGAATACCCCGACAGGAATCGATATCACAGGATGGGGCTCGACGCCTGTATGTTTCAACGTAATCGGTGTCGACGGGGCTATTGTCACGGCCGAATGCTGGTTGTCGCATGTCACCAATAGCCTTTTCAGGCGGTATCAGGTTCGAATTTCAGGCAGTAAGGGTTCACGAATTTTTGCTGTACGCCAGATTTGGACAAGTGCCGACATTGTCCCGGTTGCGAATGGCGGAACAGGGGCCGCTACGCCAACTGGTGCGCGTACAGCGCTGGAACTGGGAACGGCCGCTACACGTAATGTCGGCGTAGCGCAAAATAACGTACCAGCACTTGGAACTACAATCACCAATACCACCGGAGCGTATTTGTCGTATGCATCGAATGGCATCCCAAATTTCGCGTCCATAACGTCACAGGCCAGGCCTCCGCTACAGGTTGCTAACGGCGCTAATAACTCGGCGTCGGCTGCGATGTCATTTTTCCGTGACGGGGTTTATGGCGTATGTTTCGGACTGGATGCCCTGAATAATCAATTTTCGTTTGGGGGGTACTCGGCGGGAGCGGTAAGTTATCGATTCTGGACTGAACAAAATACAGTCGTGGACGGGAATGGTTTTATTAAAAAGGCGTCGCCGGTTGTTAAGGTTGCGGGCGACGGCAGCGCAGAGCTGAACGCAGAATCTGCAGGCGTTACGGTTGAGCGCCTCGATAAGGGGGTTTACCGTATTTCCGGCGTGCTGGGCTTTAATTCCGATGCGGGCTGGGGAGGGGTGGATGGCGGCATTGAACTCCCCACCGACAAAAATAAACTCCCCCTGGTCTGGGTGGATTATGAGGTCGGGCCGGACGGCAGTATTCTGCTGAAGACCTTCCACCGTACGCACCCGGGCGCACCGAAGTTCGCGCGGAATGAAATCAATGACGTTGCTGACGGCGACCCGGTTGATATTCCGGCAGGACGCTGTATTGATTTGCGTGTCGAGATGCCGGTAAACAGTGTCTGGAACACTGAGCAGGCGCGGCTGGCGGAAGAGTTTCGTGCAGAATATGAGCGCCAGCAACGGGAGGCGGAACAGCAGGCTGTCCAGGAGGGTTCACAAAATCAAAGCGTTACGGCTGATAGAGAAATTGATAGTTAAACCCGATATTGATCGGCTTAATGATTGAAACTACTGTATATAAAAACAGTATAACTATCAGGAGTCGAT